CTGCATCCGGAGCGAGGCGAAGTGCATCTTGCTCGAGGCCTCGGTGGCCGTCATCGGGCCTTGGCCCACAAACATGCCGGCGCCGCGAATGACGTCTCCCATCCCGGTAATCTCGTCGAGGGTGGCCTTGACGTCCTGGCGGTACGCGGTGAGCCGGTCCAGCGTCTGGGTAATCTGGTCCAGCGGGATGAACTCCATGTTCCCGCGCAGGCCTCCCTTCTCTGAGAAGATGGCCCAGGCATCGACGCCAATCAGGTCTTGGTCGAAGGTTTCGCTGAAGAGGCGCTTCACGCTGTTGCCCAGGGCCTGGTTGTAGAGGCCGGCCACCTTGCAGGCCTTCACCAGCTGGCGGATGCGCGTCGAGACGAGCTCGTATTCGTTGTAGAGGTCCTCGGCCAGCGAGTAGTCGGCCAGCGGCATCAACCTCGAGGTGGTGAGGTTGGCGAACATCGGCTGGGGAAACGGCCAGAAGTCCTCCAGCTCGTAGGGGTCTGGCTGCATGTCCAGAATCTGCTTGAAGCCCCGGGTCCACCAGTAGACCTTCTTGTCCTCCTTGCTCCAGATTTCCCAGACCTCGCAGCGCTGCCACGGGTCCTTCTGGAGTGCGTCTTCCTGGCTGAAGTCGGAGGTGGACTTCTTGTTTCGGGAGTACGTGACGAGCTTCGCCATCTGCTCCCCGAAGCGAGCGGACATCTCATCTCGCGTCAGGTAGCCGCGGAAGGCCCACCAGCGAACTTCCTCCCAGGTGCGGGAGATGCTCCACAGCTGGTCTCTCCAGCTGACGTAGTAGGCCCGGCAGGACTCAGAGGTGACTCGTTCCGACTCGGGAACCTCCGGAGCCAGCTCCACCACTTCACCTGTCTCCGGGTGTGGACCCGTGACGGCAGGCTTTCCAGGGACGGCCTCGTACTTGGCCTCGTAGACAATGCGGGCATTCCCCATCCCGATGGTGAGTCGGTCGTCGAGAGCCTTGCCGATGGCATTGGCGTAGGGGTCCGACGAGTAGGACATGTCCGTGTTGAGGATGCGCTCGAGCATCTCTCCGGCGACACGGGCCTCGTCGTCGTTGGCATCCATGAAGCGCCGGTTGACGCTGACTTCTGGCTCGTTGCCGTAGAGCATGGCCCGCTGGGTGGCCGTGTTGCTGGCAAAGAGGCTGACCTTGTAGGCGCGCCGCGCTGTGCTGGACTCCCCCGTCGGTCCACCAGCTTGGAGACGATTTCATCCGAGCGCCGCCAGAACTTCTTCATCTCCTGCTCGGCGGCATCCAACTCTGTCGTCCAGCGCTTCTGAAGCCCTGCGGCGTTCTTCGAGAAGTCCTTGCGGCTGTCGATGGTGACTGCTGTCTCGATGCCCTCGGTCTGGCTTTCACCGGCCATCTAGTTCCGCCTCTCCTTGTCGCGCTGCTCGAAGAGGTCTTCGAGGGTGAAGCTCTTATCCATCGTGGGGATGACAGGCTTGGCGGGTGGTGGGTCCTTCTTGTCCAGCTGCATCGTCATCTGCGCCACCACTGCGGCGTAACGAAGGGCGTCAGCGGTATGAGAACTCCAGTCGTGCAGCGGCTTCTTGGCCAGAACCTTAGCGTCCTCATTCCACTCGTAATGATAGTTGCGAATAGCCTCAAAGGGGCGAATGTCATTGGCCAGGGCCTTCTCGTCGCATCGAGGATGGAAGCGAGTCTTCGGGTTCTGCAGCAGCTTGCGTGTGGCCTGCAGCCCGTCGGCCAGAGAGAGGTGCGGCACAATCGCCACCTTCTGGGGCCCGAACCTCCGCACCATCTCATCCTGCACGCTCACTGCACTCACCAGCGTACGGGCCTGCGCATCGTGGGGGAGGTAGTGGCGGACGTAGGCGTAGGGCTTCCGCTCCAGCTCGTCCATGAAGAAGGACAGAGGCTTTCCAGAGTCCTCGAGGTGGTCGATGAACTCCACACCGTTGCCGTGTACTCGCCAGAACCAGATAGCAGTGGCGTCAGCAATACCCAGGTCCCAGGAGGTGTAGACGTCAGTCTCCGGGTGGCTGAACGCTTCCGTCCGCCCTTCGGCCTCGAGGACTTCGAACAAGTCACCCCAGACCGAGCCAATGAGCGCCGCATTGAAGTCGCAAAAATACTCTTGGCGGATGATTTCTTCCGGGACGCCCTCGGCGCGAGCTTCGGCAAGCGTCTTTTGGACATCCAGAACTCCGGCCGTCTCGATGGTGAGGTGCTGGTGGAACCAGGTGGAGTTGCCCTTGGCCATCTCCGCCAGCTTCCAGTGGTGGTTGCGTCCCCGGGGTGTGGACATGAAGCCCGCGTAGCCGTCATTCTCGATGACGACGGGGCGCAAGAGGTCCCAGCTGCCGGGCCGTGTCAGGGCGTACTCGCTGAAGCTCAGCCCCACGGGGCCGGAGCCGACGATGGTGTCCGTCCGGTCGGCTCCAATCAACTGAAACGTGGAGCCATTCTTCAGGTGCAACATCATGCTGGACTCGTTGGGCTCCTTGGCCAGCATCTCCACTGGGAAGGCGTTGGTGATGACGGGCTTGCCGTCTCTCCGGAACGCGTCCCACACCGTCTTCTTGGCCTGCGCGTACGTGGGCAGACAGTGCCAGTAGGCCCCGACGCGCCGCTGGGACATCCAGGCATGGATGTGCAGCCAGGTGAGGTCCTTGCCGTGCCGGCGGGGCCAGGTGATGACGGCCCGCTTTCCTCCCCCCATGATGTAGCGCATGACGGGCAGCTGGTAGGCGCGGGGGGTGAAGTCGTTGGGGAGGCTGAGGACGCGAGCCCCCTTGGGCGCCTCCTCGCCATGTTCTAGCCAGTGCAGCGCTTTGGCTTCAGCCGGCATCGCACTTACATCCCTTCGTCTTCCGCTTCAGCTTGAGGTTCTCCGTCCACTCCGTCTCGAGCTTGTCGAGGGCGTCTCGGAGCCTCTCTTGAAGGACGCGAATGCGAGCACGGAGGTTGAAGAGCTCCTTGGCGTGGTGCTCGGCCTCCTCCGGAGTCATACCTGTTTCAGCTGAATCAGCAGCGGCCCACCCGCCTCGCCCACCACCTCGTTCGGCAACCGCTTGGCGATGAGCTTGTAGAACTCCTTGAGGTTGTCCGGGGACTGGCTGGCCCATTCGTACAGGCCATCCGCTCCGCCCAACCTGTCGAAGACTTCATCCACCATCTGGATGTAGTCGACCGGCGTCCACTCCTCGCTCATGCCTTCGTCACCAGCCGCCAGAGGGTTGTCCCAACGGCGAACCCAAGTCCAAGCAACACGGCCGAGACGAGCAATTCCACGTAGCAGAGCGCGTGGTTGAAGGAGCAAATCATCAGTCCTCCCCGTTGTCCGCGCGCATGGCAGCAGCGCGCATGGCTGACTTCTTGGGGTTGGACTTCGCCTTCCGCTGGGTGTTGAGGGCGATGGCCACGGCCTGCTTCTGTGGCTTGCCGGCAGCCATCTCTGCCTTCACGTTGTGGCCGACAGCTGCCTTGGAGCCGGACTTGTCGAGGGGCATTTAGGGCGTCCTTCCCTGAGCCACGCGGATGACGAGAATGACGAGCGCCGCCACCAGCAGCACGTAGAGCAGGTTTCCTCCGACGTGCAGCGCAGTGCCTCCGCCGAAGAGCACCAGCAGGAGGATGACGATAATGAGCAGGTCCATGGGCTAGTAGCCCTGCGGCCCTGGCATCGGCCCGGACGGCATGCGTGGCATCGGCCTCATGGGAGCAGACGGCAGCCCCGGTCCAGGGGCTGGCATCGCACCGACTCCCGGTTGCGGAGGAGGCATTCCCACGGGAGGCGGAGGCATCGCACCACCACCGGGGCCCTGAGGTGCCTGGGGCATCTGCATCCCGCCACGAAGCGCCATCGCACGCATCATCGTCGGATTCATCGGCATCATGTCCCAGCTCCTCCGCCGGCAGCACCGCCGCCGACTGCAGTTCCGTTGGTGGTTCCGTCGTCCGAGTTGCGAAGCACGTGCGCCATCAAGACTTGCCTGCGTGCCCTGGACTTCGGCTGGACGTGGGCGTGCTTGAGCGGCAACTCACCGGAGCTCTTGCCTGACTTCGGCTGGCTCTTTCCTGTCTTCGGGGCATCGGCGCCAGTGGGCATGTCGGTGTCGAATTCTCCAGGCCCGTCGTGCATCGGCGGGGCTTCGGGGTTGCCACGGATGGTGTCTTCCCGTCCGTTGGTGCGCTTGGCCTCGCCCTTCCAGAAGTTCTTTTGGTAGGCCACTCAGCTCTCCGGATGGCCAGCGGCCGCCGTCCCCGTCGGGTTGTCTTCTGGCTTCACAAACACCGGCTCCGGCTTGAAGGCGTCGTTGCGAGGGCCGGTCGGGTCGATGAAGTGGTGGGTGGCGTGGACTGCCCGGTGGAGCTCGACGAGGATGGCCACCAAGTCGAACTGCTTGGTGCTGTCGTCGGGGGCGCGGAAGGTCGCCAGCATCTCGCAGCTGCCGACATTGCGGACGAAGCGGGTGAACTCGTCGAGGAGCGGCGTCTCGAGCTTCATGCGCTCCCCTTCGCATGCGCAGCCACCCAGGCCTGGGCCGAGTGAATGAGTGCAATGCCGTGCGCCGTTCCCATGTGAGCAGGTGTCGAAGCAGCGAGTGTCTTCAGAATCGCGGTCGCTTCGTCGAGAGCGTCTTCGTCCTCGAGAAACTTATCGACCAGCGGCGCCGGAAGTGGCTCGTCCATCGCAATGCCCAGCGGCTCATCGTCGACGGCCAGCTTCTTCTTTTTCATTCCGGCACCATGGAGAAGAGCTTATCTCGGTGAGGCTGACACCATTGGCTGGTGCTCAGCGCAGTTTCCTGACACTGCCCATCTCTGCCTCGGTACAAGCAACGAAGGCCGGAAGGCACGCTGGCGGCACTCACACCACCAGCGGCCTCCGGGGGCGGCGCCGACGGAGGTGGGAGGACCTCCGAAGCGGTGAGCACTGGTGCCGCCACAGGTTCTGGTTCTGGTTCGGGAGCAGGTGCAGGCGCCTCGAGCTGGGGTTGCTCCACGGGAACAGCCACGAGCTCCTGGTGACGAGCCTGGAGCGCATCGGCGTGCGCAAGGTCTCTGCCTTCTTGCGGCTTTCCCAGCGCATACAGGTAAGCAAACTGGACGGCCTGCAGCGCGATGCTCTCGTCTCGAGACTTCATCAACTCGATGAGCCGCTCGGAAGCCACGGTAAAGTTGGCTCGAGCAATTTCCTTCATTTCCCGGATGGTTGTGCCCTTCATCCGGCCGCCAGGGTTTCCGCTCTGCCCTGGCTTGAAGTGGTACGGCCGCAGATGGTTGGCCGTCTCAGGCGGTCTGCTCTTGGGCTTGGTTTCAGCCAACGCGGTTGCCTCCCTGCTCACGATGTCATCCCTCGCACACACCCCGCGCTTCGTTCTGGCCGACATCCGTCCGACAGGCGTACCGGCATTTGCGCTGCTCCATGCCGGAGCGGCATCGAGGAGACAACGCCATGGCAACCACGGACAACATCACCAGCTGGGACAACCAAGTCAGTCAGCTGCGCGAGTCGATGGGTCAGCGCTTCCAGAACCCCCAGGCCAAGGACATCGCCACGCACTGCGTCGCGCTGCTCCAGGACGCCATCACCATCGAACGGAACTTCAGCGAGTACCAGGGGAGCACCGGAAAGGGGGAGACGTACAACACCAAGAATTCTCCTCGGTGATTCACGTGTAGCGCTGCGGCCCGCTGCCGAGCTCCCGGTGGCGGGCCGTTTCATCTCGCACCTCGAGTCAGCACTAGAACCACGCCCAGTGTCCCCATCCCAGGGTGCGCAATGGGCGGGGCAAACTGCTGACTTCTCATGCGCCCCTCGGTCGGTCGACGGCCAGCAGCGCCACGCGAGGACGCTCCGAGGCATTGGCCAGCAGGACGTTCCAGTGCTGAGCAAGGCCCGGGACGTCTCTCACCTTGGGCCACTGCCCGCTGGTGAGCGCAGAGCGCCACACCCCAAGGATGACGTCATCCGGCGCCTTCACCTCGTTGCGCAGCTTGGCGAGCGCGATGCCGTCTCTGGCCCCGAAGGTGTAGGGCTGCTGGACGGTGGACGAGTAGGCGGCTTGAAGCTGCTCGACCAGCTCTGGCCAACCCGGGGGCGGCGGAGCCGCAGGGGCGCCAGCCCCCTTTTGTTTCTTCTTCTTCTCCGTATACGTCTCCGTCTCCGTCTTACCCCTCGACGTCCCAACGACGTCGCTACGATGTCGCAGCGACTGCAAACGCTCCCTGTCATTCCGCCGCTTTGCGAAGGCTCCGGCGTACCGACTTAGGCCACGGACGCGAAGTCCGCTCGCATGCACCTCAAGGAATCCGCAGATTTGTAAAGCTTGCTGAAGGCGCGTCGCATCGCCTTCCCATTCACACCAGCCCACGATGATGGCCAAAGCAGCCTGGCCTTCGACGACACCGTTGGGGACTTCCGACTCGTGGCCCCAGGACAGCGCCGAGGTCCAGAGCTCCTGCAGCATGCCCTTGGCGCGCTGGCGGTGAATGCCGAGTAGGCCCGCCAATGCCTGGGCTTTGGGGTCGACTTCGTCGGCCACCTGCAAGTACGGCAGCCTCATGAGTCGAGCCTCCCCCGCATCAGCCGCTCGGCATAGTCGAATTGCTGCTCGATGGCCTCGAGACGCGCCAGGGAGGGCCTGTGGCCACAGAGGTACCAACGCAGCGCAATGGCGGTCCACATATTCGGGTGCGCAATGGCGCGTCGTACATCGACGTCCGCGATGTCATCCAGGTCGATATCGAGGCCGCTCGCGTCCCCAGGCTCGACGCGCACCTTGACGAATGGTCCGGGCTCAAGACCCAGCGTCAACGTGTGCCTCATACCGGGTGCCCCTTCAGGTGCGCTGCCCAGCGCATGTCCACGCCCGAGTCCTTCCGGAAGTTGAAGGGCCACGTGACGTAGGGCTTCCCATCCGGAGCTGGGTACGTGTTGCGCTCGACCCACAGCGTGCGTTCCGCCGGACTGACTTCGGAGAAGTGGTCCGCTGCCCATTCCTCCCGGTGCGGGACACAGAGCGTCGGACCGACGTTCCACTCCTCGCCGTAGCCACGAACGCAGCCCTCGACTTCACACCGCAGCTGCGTCATCCGTCATCCCCCAGGAGAATCTCCCGGACGACGACGTTGAGCTCCGGTGCGCGGGACTGGATGACAGCCACCACCTCGAGCAGCTTTTCCTGTAGCTCAAAACGGCGTTTGCGCTCGGACTCGTAGAGGTCCGCCGCGGAAAAAGAAGCGGCCGCCCTGGTGGTGCAAGCACCGAGGACGGCCACCGAACCCACCACCCCGGGGGACGGAGTTGGGTTCTCATCTTCGAAGTTATGGCCCGCTTGCACGACGGACCTCCATGCTGCCTACCGAGCGAAAGGCTCGGAAGTCAACACAGAGGGTGCACCAGGAATCCGCCTACCACAAGGGTTTTGTCGGACAGTTGTCGCTCGTCCGTGTTTCCGAATGCTTAGGATTTGCCCTTTGGTCGGGATTTCCTGTGTGACGGAACTATTGGTTTCACCTCGGAAATTCCCTGCCCGGCGTAGGCCTCCCGGGCGAAGGCCTCCTCTAGCCGCTTCCAGAGCGCGGCAAAGAGGGCATCCCCACCCGTCCGCTGCTCTTCCAGGAGCTCGCCTAGTCGGACGCCTAGCTTGACCTCCAAGTACCGGACTCCAGACAAGGCCCATTCGGTTGCATCCGTCAGGCTCCAGCCCTCCCGGGCGGCCACGGCCTTCAGCCAGCGCTCCAAGTCCACGTCAATCCGTACCGGCAGTGGTCGTCGTGCACCCTTGGGATTGGACCGTGGCCTGGCCATGCCGACCCATCCTAAGCGGCTCCCCTAAAGCCGCATCAAGACGACCCGAAAATCACGCCTCACCTGTACGCCTGCCTACCACCCTTGCAGGCGCATTGTCCACAAGTGCCGGTGTCTAAGTCCACCCGTACGGAGGCGTTCTGTCAGGCGTTTGTGGACGAGGCTTGACGCCTGTCGGAGTTCCGTACTACGACTGTCCTCACGGTGGCCGACAGAACTTCGGGCCATCGGGGGAGCTGCAAACATGGACAACGAAGTCAAGCAGAACTCGATGCGACCGCACCGAGTCCGGGGCTACGGACGGCTCCGGGTGTTTCCCGCCACTCGGTTGGGACAGTTCCTGGTGGTGGCTCCGCACCTGGCGACGGTGGTGAGCGCCTCCGGATTCTTCTCGCTGCTCCACGCGGTGCGTGACGCGCGGAGGGCGACGCGATGAGCGACGAAAAGCGCTTCGGAGATGGGCATCGCGAGCCGTACGACGTCGAGCAATTCGACCGCATGCGCGAACACGCCCGGGACTTGTTCAACGCACTTTCTATTTTGGTCGACCACATGAAGACCAACAGGCTGTCGGCACTTCAGGACATTGAGGTGCTCGGTGACTGCATCCGCGCTCAACGCCTGGTGGACGTCATCGAAGGTAACCGCGTGGATGGGGCTGGCCAGTGAGCGCCCGAGTCATCGACCCTGACTGGGACAACGGCTTCGACCGAGACGAGTCCCGGCGTCGCTCGCTGTCCGTCATGGACGGCATCAACCACACCTGTGGCT